AACTGCATATAGTGGAACTAGCGATGTATTTATAATATACGAAGGATGATAAACATTGAAAAACTAAATTTCGGAGCTTCTTCTGTTGTTGAATTTAAAGAAGTTATCAACAGAAATGAACCCATAATAAGATGGGGTGAAGACAATATGTTCGTTGATGAACTATATTTTCTTTTAAACGCATCCCCAATCCATTACTCTTCAATCAGAGCAAGGGTTGATAATTGTGTGGGTTCAGGATACATAAACGACTATAAGATTAATTCAAAGCAATATCTTAATGATGTTGCAAAACAAATGTATTTTGAGTTGATTGTAACAGGTAATTTGTTCCTTGAAGTTGTTTGGAGAAAAGACAGAACTGAAGGTCTTGCGGGATTTCATATTATACCATCAAAATATATCAGAGTTGGTAAACCTGATGAATTGGGAATGCCAGCTACAAAATACTACTATTCAAGAGATTGGTCAAATTATAGAAGAAATGCCAAGTTAATTGAGTTCCACGAATTTGACCCAAAGAATTACACAAATAGACAAATCATACATTTAAAAGCCTATAATGGTTTTTCTGAATATTACGGAACACCATCTTATTTATCGGTATTGAACGATGTTAAATTGAATCACGAGATTACCACATTCAATTTATCAAATATTTCAAATGGTTTAAATCCTGGACTTTGGATACATTTCAATGCTCCAGCCCCTGATAGTGAAAATGAACAGACACAAATCTTAAGAAAGATTGAAGACAGATACATGGGTTCTGAGAACGCTGGTCGTGTGATTGTATCATATGGTGAACAAGGTGATGGAAAACCTGAAATAACACAGATTCAATCAAATGTTGAAGATGGTTATTTCTCATCAATATTTGAATTGGTTCAACATCAGGTATTAGCAGGAAATGGTATTCCTGACCCTTCAATTATCGGATTGCCATCAAGAACAGGTTTCAGTTCTTCTGCTGAACAATTGGAGACCGCATTCAAATTGTTTTTATCTACCAATATTTATCCAACACAGAAGTTTCTTAATAGGGAATTAAAACCAATCTTTGAATTAATCTACCCAAATCAAGAAATTGACTTAACCATAACCCAAAATAATCTATTAGCATAATGGCGACATATAATGTATTATTGATATCTGAACAGAAATTGAAGGACAACACTTCAATTAACGAAAATACTGATTCTGCTGAATTGAGATTTTGTATTCAACAAGCTCAACAGATATTTCTTCAGGAATCACTTGGAACAAACTTACTTGAAAAGTTGTATGACTTGGTTGAAAATGGAACAATTAATTCTGTTGGGAATGAGAATTACAAAGAGTTATTGAATAAATATGTTCAACCAACCCTTATTATGTATTCTTATTATTTGGGATTGGACAATTTCTTTGTTAAATGGGTAAATGTTGGATTGGTTCAGAACAGAAATGAACAGGGAACAAACATTGATTTAAAGACATTACAATTCTTAAAACAAAATGCCTATAATCAGGCTCAATTCAATGACCAAATCCTTCGTAGACACCTTATATTTAGGTCAGGATGGTATCCTGAGTATGTTAGTGGTAATCTTAATGATGGTCAATTACCACCTGATACAGACACACCATTCAAGTCAGCAATGACTTTACCTGGTGGTGGATATTACTACAGAAGTAAAAGTTGGAATAGAAACTTTAATGCTATGGGGCCATTATGTGCTAATAGTATGTTTCCAACATGGTATGGTCATACCACAAATTCTTAAATGTGTTTCCATATTAATTTATTTATTATTAAATAAATGGTTTTTTTTGTGAGATTAAATCTTATTGATAAAGCTTTACAACCAAATTCTTTATCTTTTGGAATATAATTTTCTCTAATCCAAATAACATCATTTTCTATTAATTTTGCGGTTGGACTATTTTCACCATTTTTAGCCAAACTCAATTTTTTCTTTGTTTCTTCAGAATGAGATTTACCAATTTGTGACAAACTAATTTTTTTCTTATGTTCTTCTGAAAGAGATTTTCCAGTATGTATTAAACTCATTTTCTTCTTTGTTTCTTCAGAATGAGATTTGCCAAACCATACATTATTTTCGCCACTATGTGATATACACAATTTTTTTCTTGTATCTTCAGTTATTTTTTTATTCAAACTACCTTCACCACCATCAGTCATATTAACAAGAGGACCTAATCCTAAATCTCTTCTACCATATTTTTTGATATAAAATTTTTCTAATTCACACGCTTCTTCCCATGTTATATTTTCATGTATGATTTCAATATGGTAATCATATTTTTTTACAATTTTATACCAAAAATTATTTCGCCCTACCTTACTTTTAGACCTAGCAATAGTTTTACCAATACCGATATAGAATACTTCGTTGGTGTCTTTTCTAATATGTTGATATACGATTGCCATAACAATACAAATTTACGACAAATATTTGACATTACAAAAAAAACCCCATCATTTCTGACGGGGATAATTTATATGGACAAATTAGTTTTTCTTCTGTTCGTTTCTCAATGCCTCAAGTGAGTTATCAAGATTCTTTGTTTTAAGTATGAACTCCTTATTCATTCCACCAATAACATATTGTGCGAAATGGTCAGCAGTTGCAATTAATTGAATTGCCGATGGTGTAATCCCAATTAGTTGATAAAACTCAATAGCTCTTTCCATTTGGGATTGTCTTACGATTAGTGTGTCTTTGTCTGCCATATCAATAATTGTTTTCAAAAAAGTTGTTCATAGCCTCTTCAAATCTGAGTTCTTCCATTTCACGGAAATACTCATACTCTTCATCTTCATCCATTCTTGGATAGGTGTTTCTGTCATTTGTGAATTGTTTAAATTCACGCTCTTGTTGGGGATTTACTGACACAGAATTCTCCCACATTTCTTTAGTCATACTCATAATACAAAGTTAATTAATTTTATTTATTCTATCAAATTTATTTCTTTTTATTTTCAATCTTTTTTAGATATTCCATATTCCTTCTTTTGCGGTATAGAAACCATTCTTCTTCGGTAAAGTCATTCCTTGTTCGTTTTTTTTCTTTTGGTGTTGGTATTGGGGTTGGTTTGGGTTTGGGTTCTAATAAATGTGGATGTTTTTCTAAGAATTGTTCGTGAACAGATTTCTCACCATTCACATCATAACCCATCTTTGTCAACCAAATGTTAACAATTTCTCTATCTGACATTTGAGGTCCATTCTTTTCTTCCCGTCTTCTTTTTTCACCCTCAATGCAACATTGTTTGCAGTGTGATGACCTACCATATTTTGTGCTAGCATTATGGTAAAAATCATCTTCAGGAAGGTATTCTTCACATTGTGGACACCATAGCTCCACACCATTATCAGTTTCAATTTTTCTTGAAGGTCTCATTAAAAATTAGTTTCCCAAAATCTGCGTAGTCCCAAGTCGGTTAATCGGTATAGGTTTGGTTCTCCTGATTCCCTGAACACTTGAATAATACCATTTTCTTCAAGGTTTTTTACACGCTGGTAAAATCTTTTACCTTGTCCTATCTCTTTCCATTGGATAGTGCAAAATCTTTCACTGGTGGTCTTGAAATAGATTGATTTCATAATCCTAAATTCTTTTTTACTTATCATCTTTGTCATTATTAAAATTTTTTAAATGTGGGTGTCTATCCATAAATTGTTCGTGGACTGACTTTTCATTAGGCCCAAACTTGAATCCCATCTTTTCAAGTATAATTTGTGTGTCAATAAAGTCTTGTTCTGTCAAAGGATTTAGTTTAAGATAATCCATATCACCATCATCATCTTTATCCTTTCTGGTATAATGAATTTTACATCTGGAGTCATAACCCCAAGTGGAGCCTTTCTTCTTGTAAAAGTTTGTTTCTGCGACATATTGTCCACATTGGACACAGAATAACGCCCACCCTTCTTCGGTCATTACTCTGCGACTTAAATATTGTTGAAATTGTTTTCCCATCTCTATAAATATAACCATATTTAAAAATGTATCAACACTTGACTACTTTTTTTATTTAGATTATATTTATCAGTATGAAAGAAGTAAAAACTATGCAAATTGAAAAGTCATTACATAGACAATTAAAGAATTATTGTTTTCACAATGACATTATGATGAGACCATTCGTTGAAGAAATAATCAGAAAAGCTATAAAAGAAAAGGGAACCGAAGTTCCCAATAAATCAGTTTAATGCCTTCACCAATCGTATGAAAAAGATAAATAAAAATCAGGAAATAGAAAATAGAAAAGCGTTTAACTTTTTAAGAAGTTATTATGATGTATTGGATGAAATTCATAATGATACTGATAAGTTGAAATATCTAATGGCAATCTTGGATAAACAATTCAAAGGAATTGAACCTGAATTGAATGGTATTTCTAAATTGTGTTATGTTGGTCAAAAACATAGTATTGACGCATCAAGAAAAGGATGGGAAGACAAAGTAGGTTATGAACCCCCTACCCATACCATAGACCCTATCCTAACCATACCCCCTACCCATAGGGTAGACCCTTCGGTACAAGAGCAAGAGAAAGAAGAAGAGAAAGAGAAAGTAAAAGAGCAAGTAAAAGTAAAAGAATTAAATAAGAACTTAATACTGGAGGATGAAAGATTCTATAATCAAAACATAATTGAAATTCATCATATCATGGATACATTAGGAATAACCAAATTAGAAGCCATTGAACAACATAAAGAATTTCTTCAACATATGAGCTCAGTATTCAAATGAAAAAATTTGGAGATATTTAAATTGGTATGGATACACTATTAACGACATTTATTGTTTCAACCATAACAGGAATAGTTACATTCTTTTATGGTATTAAAAAACAGAAAAACGATAATAAGAAGGGTGAATTAGAAAACATATCACTTTCAATTGAAATCTACCAGACAATTATAACTGATTTAAAAAATGAAATAGAATCAATGTCAAAGAAAATTGATAAGTTAGAAAATTCTGTTGAAGAACTTATGTTGGAAAATTCAGAATTAAAAAAGATGTTAAAATCAAATACAAAGAAGTTGACAACCACTTCAAAGTAAGATATATTTATTATAGGACAGTAAGTTTGTTGTCATTACTTATCTCTATTGTTGTCTTATTCTTCTTACTGTCCCGTTTAGTCATTAACCCCTATAGTGAGCTCCCAATACTATAGGGGTTTTTTTATTTCAAATAAATTTTTTTTGGTTATATTTATATTATTATGGATATAAAAGAATTATGCAAGGGTTATTTTCAATTAGAAGATAGCCAAAAGGCAAGTGTTGTGTTTACAGCAACAAAATACTATGTTCAAGATATGGCAGTAGCTGGTGGGACTTTAGGAATGTTAAGAGACCACCTACGAACCCTTCAGGAACGCTCAATGCACAACGATGACTACGAAGTATCAGAGGTTCTTGGAGAAGTGTTAGGCGGGATAGAATTGGTCATAAATGATTTAGAAGAAGAAAACGACAATGTGTAATTGTAAAAGAGGAAAAAAAGAAACAAACAGACTAGATAATCCTGATTATATTGCTCAGGCAAAAATGGTCTATAATCAAGTTATTTTGAATGGGGATACATCAACCTATACTGACCTTGATAAGATTGAAATTATGGGGGCGTATTCAAGTTTATACCCACAATCAAGTGCCGTTCCATCATTGGAAGATGCAATAAGTGCAATAAAAACAGCGATTGAGGTGTATGATGTCAAATACAAAAGGTAATATAACCCGATTTGTTAATGGGAAAAAATATACTTATCATTACAAAAACATAATGATAAAACAGGAAATTTGGGATGAACTATTTGATGTGGCATCAAAGAGAAATTGTTCAATACCTGAATTAATAAAAATGATGATAGATAAAGAAAATGGAAGATAATAAAAGACGACCAGGAAGACCAAGATTGGAAGAAACCATGCCAACAGAATGGCAAAAGATTATGTT